GGCCCCACCGTCGGCCTAGTCGGCTCCGGGTGACGCCTTACAGTCGGCGGAGAGAGAAGAGAGATATGCTAGACGCGTTTCTCTCGGGCGGGACGCTGGGTCCCCCTAGGGACCAGCGCCCGCTCTTGCGCCTTCTGGCTCCGTAAAGGGGCCAAGAGAGCCGCTAAGGAGGCGGACTGGTAGGACGCATCATGTGAGGGCGTTTAAGGCGGCGTATGGGGCCTTCTCGTGGCCCGGCCCCCATCGTCGGCCTAGTCGGCTTCGAGCGACGCTTTACAGTCGGCGAGTGAGAAGAGAGATATGCTAGACGCGTTTCTCTCGGGCGGGACGCTGGGTCCCCCTAGGGACCAGCGCCCGCTCTTGCGCCTTCTGGCCCCGTAAAGGGGGCAAGAGAGCCGCTAAGGAGGCGGACTGGTAGGACGCATCATGTGGGGGCGTTTAAAGCGGCGTATGACCGCGTTACGGAGGGCGGCCTTATCGGGCCAGCATCCGCATCGGGAAGCCGTCGCTCTCGATCATTCGCCTGGTGTTGACGACGTAGAGAAGACAGTCGCCTGCGAGGAGGCGGGCCACCGTTGGGGCTGAGAGGTCGAAGACGGCCTGATACGTGACCTCTGTTGGGTCGGCGCTGCTCACCATGGCCCCGCGTATGGTGGCGGTCCCTGACGGCGCCAGAGGGATGCCTGTGCGCCTGTTGATGGCGGGGCAGACGATGGACATCATCACGTCGTCTGAGGAGACGCCGAGATCGGAGCCCGCCACGGTCATCGTGACCTTCTGCCCGTCTTGGATGGTCGCTGGATCAGGCATATCAGTGAAGGCGGCGCCGATCACAGGGGCGTTGTCTACTCGCCACATCTCCTGGTCGATAAAATCGCCGTTCGCCCCGTAGGTCTTCTGACGCTTGATAACCACGGCGGAGCCGGCGTCCGAGGCGTCCTGTCGGAACAGCGCCTCCTCGTCGGAGGTCGTCGCGATGGCGCCGAGGTTGGTCCGGTGGACCTCCGGCTCCATCATCATCTCCACGAACATCTTCGACTTTTTTAGGACCCTCATAAAAAACCTCGTCCTGGGTGATTCTCGCCAATCTTAGTCGGCCCGTGAAGCTATTTCGCCTCTTATCTTCGGATGGAGCGCGTTACCGGCACCGCCTATTCGGTGCCGGCCTTCGCCTTGGTATCTGATTTGGAGTTCTTGCGCGAGCTACCGCGCGAAAGGCGACCGGACTCTAGCAACGACCAGTCGAGTGGCAGCCGGACTCTAGCAGCGACCAGCTGATAGCGACCGGACTCTAGCAGCGACCAGTCGAACGCGCTAATTGTAGCAAATCTCAAAAGAGAAGGGCGCATCGCGACGGCCGAGCCTGCACTTGACGCGCTGACGAGAGGGATAGGAGATCTTGCCGGTGATCTTGTTGCGCAGGAAGAAGCTGGTGTCGGCGATCCTGTAAGCGGTCGACGAATTCGTCAGCTTCTTGCGGTCATCCGGGGCCCAGTCGTCCATCTCCACCCAGCTCAGGCTGCGGGTAACTGATTGGCGGTGAGGGTCCACGTCGACCTTCTTTATCAAGGGCGAGCGATTGGGCTTGCTGTAGAAAGCCCACAGCTCGTAGAGCCGTGGGTCGAAGAAGCGCACCCCAACGCGGTCGATTCCGATCGGCTTAACGAAGACGGCGTGCTCCGAGCCGTACGTTAGGTAGTAGACGTTTATCGCGCTCCGAGACCCGCTTTTTAAGATGTCACTGATATGCCCCGCGTTTGGGGCACTGCGCCAGGTATAGGTGCCGCCGCCGGTGTCGATATAGCACAGCTTTAGCGAGCTGCCGCCGCTGTCGGGCTGGTTAGTGAAGGTCGCGTTCGGGGCGACGAGCGCGCCCGCCGTGCTATCCCAGGCGCGGCGGTCAGAGGGCCCGTTGGTCCCTGCCGAGAAGCCGGGAGGTGGGGCGCCGTACATCTTGACGCTGCCGGCGGGAAACCAAACCATCTGCGCCTCGAGGTTGGACATCGCCCCAGAGCCAAGGTCTTGGAAATTGGACCGAACCGAAGATAGCCAGCTTGAGAGCCTCGACCACCCGTTGCTGCCTGCGTCGACCACCGGCGAGCCAGACTTGTAGCGTCCGCGGCCCCGTAGTATGGAATAGAACGTGTTCATGCCATAGATCTTGTCTATGACCGGGATGTCGTCGTCCACAACATCGTAGAGGGTCACGAACGCCGCGTGCCGGGGGCCGCCGGGGGTCGACGTGGACTCGCCGAACTTGGTCGCTATAAAGGAGTAGAGCGCCCCAACGTCGTCGAACTGCTGCCCCGGCCAGCTCCTGTAGACCTCGCCCGAGTCGCGGTCGACCTCTGCTACGTCCCAGTAACAGCTTAGGTAGGAGGACGGATTCCGGTATACGTCCGGCGCGCTGCCTCCGACGGAACTATAGAAGCTCGTGCGGCTCCACGACTTCTCCGAAGGGAGGACGCAGAAGGATCCGTACTGCAGTTTGGTTGGCGTGTTGCGGATTGGTGGTGCCATCTTGTCGGCCTCCTATGTCGCGTTTACGACATAATACCGCACAGACGGACTTGAGCTACCTATCGTTTGCGTGGGGTAAAAAAAAGAAAGCGGCCAGACTCTCGCTGAGCTGACCTGTGGCGGCCAGACTCTCGCTGAGCTGACCTGTGGCGGCCAGACTCTCGCTGAGCTGACCGACTGCTAGGCATCATAGCAGACTTCGGGGGCATATGGGGCATCGCGCTGAGATCGCTTTATGCGCACTACCGCCCTTGAGGCCGGAGAGACGCGCCCTGTCACTTTGTCCCGCAAGAAGAACCGCGTCTCGGCGATGTTTCTGGCCGACCGCCGACCGAGGTAGCAATATTGCGGCGGGGCCCACGAGGACATCTCAATCCAGACCAGCCCCCGTCGCGGGTGTGACTGCGAAATCGAGAGCTTGCGGATGAGGCTGGAGCGACCCTCCCCCGAGAACAGGGCGTAGAGGTCGTATTTGGTCTGATCGAAGTAGTCCACCGAGATGCGGTCAATCCCGACAGGCTTGATCATGACTGCGTGCCGATCTCCACTCTGCATGTGATAAAGGACGATCCGGCTGGACACCCCCTCCAGCGCATCTCTGTTGGCGATCGCGGCGGACGCCCCGACTCCGGTGTCCCAACCCCAGCTGTTGACCCCTGGCATCTGGAGGTTGCAGAAGATTCGGTGCTCGCCGGTTGAGGCCGCCGTGTTGGTGACGACCGAGTCGTCGGCCAGGGCCTCGATCCCGCTCGAGCCCCACATTCGGCGATGCCCTGGAAACGGCAGCTCAGACTCGAACCCTTGTCGGGGGAGGCTGTACATCTTCCGGTGGTTCGTCGCAAACCACACGATTCTATCCTCGCCCGCCAAGTTAACCCCCGTGCCCAGATCGCCGCCCATCTGGAGGCGCATGTCTGAGAACCAGGCGCTCACGTTGCTCCACTCCAGGACGGCCGTATCCAACGTCTTGTGGCTGGAGTTCTTGTATCTCTTGTGGGTGAGGGCCGAGAAGAAGGAGTTGACGCCGTACACGCGAGAGATCGGCTGGATACCTCCGTCGATCTCGTCGTACACGCGCATCCGGATTACGTTAAGCGGGCCGACCCCGCTTGGGGCGCAGTGGTCTGACACAAACGAGTAAATGTCAGCGACAGAGGCGAAGCGAAGGCGCTTCCACTCATTGATCGTGGCGCCAGTGGTGTCATCGATCTCAATGACGTCCCACATGCAGTCGATATAGGAGTCCGGGTGGTGCTGGACTGTCGCTCCACCAGCAGCCCCCTGGATCTTCTCGGGGAAGCTCGCTTGCGTCCAGTTCTGCCCCGGCTTGAGCAGGCGGAAGGAGTCGTGGTCGATGCGCTGGCGGGAGATACCGTCGTCCTGCGACACCTTGACCCACATAAGCCCGTCGCACTGAATGTTGACGGACTCCCACTGGGCGCGAATGTCTACAGTCCCGACCCCCGAAATCCTCTCTACCCCAGCCGCCTTTATGCGAACAATGTGGCTGCTGGAGTCCGTGCGAAGGAATCGAAGGAGGCGGTACTTGCTCAGCAGGACCGCGGGAAGCTCTATCTCGATATCGGTGGTGCCGGCGTCAATCAGCACTGTTGAGATCCCGTCTGTGTCAGTCAGGACCGTGTCGGCCGTCACCGTCTCGATATGCGTCCCGAAGGCCCCCGCGACCACAAGGTCGTCTGGGGCCGTCGTGGTTACTGTGGTCCCATTGCGATCCCAGGGGGTTGAGTCCGGGGCAATCGGGATATCCTTGATGTCCCACTTCACCGCCAGGTAGTTGATCAGGTTGCCGCGCTCGGCCTCGGTGAGGCGGCGCGAGTAGACCAGGATCTCGGCCATCTCGCCCAAGTAGCGAGAGGTGAACTCGGTGTCCCCGATCATCAGGGCTTCTGTTCCAGCCGTAATGTCTGCGATCGTGCCGCCGGAGGTGCCGAGGAGGTTGCCGTTGATGTACGCCTGTAGATTGCCCGCAGGGGCCCAGGCCATCTCCGTAATCTGCCAGTCGCCGGCGTAGCTCGGAGATATAGTCACGTTCTGGTTTGGCGTGCCGGTCCCCGCCTCGTAGATGCGAGCCCGACTGGTGATTACATACCACTCGCGCTGGTCGCCAGTGGTGTCGCCCTTGCCGATGTAGGTGTCGCCGGAGGCCTCGGGTTTGGCAACGACGAAGACATGGAGCCCCCGCCCGACGCCGTTGTTGTGCACCGAGACGTCGCCGAAGGACAAGGACTGGCCGCCTAAATAGTCGAGGGTGTCTCGGTGGTTCTGAGAGGCGGTCACCAGCGTTGGCCGCGCCGTGGTGAGGGCGGTTCCCACTCTGGTCCCAGAGGCGTCTTTGCTCGTGATCGAGTCAACCAGGGCTCCGGTCGTCGAGACGGTGGTGCTGTCGTCTGGGTCTATCCACAGCTCCAGGTTGGCGACATCATCCGGGATCACGAGAGTCCCGTAGCCGCGCGACCCAAGGGTTCTAACCTCGCCGGCGACGAGGACGAATGTGACGTAACCGAACGGGGCGATCTGGCGACCGTCGAGGCTGTCGTCGATCTCGTGCCCGTTAGGGTCGATTATCATCCTGTAGTCGCTCAGGTTGTGGAGCGTAACCCTCTGCCCTTCTTTGAAACCGGAGAGGTCTGAGGGGAAGGTGACCGTGGCGTCTGTGACACCCACGAGGTGTAGCGAGTCGATCATCCACGACTCTGTGGCGCCATAGTCGGAGGTTATGGACTTGACGCGCGGAACGACGACACCAGAGAGCTGCAGGTCGCCGGGGTTAGGCATCGAGCTGTAGCTGACGCCGGGGCCGACCATGGCGTCGGGGATAGACTCCCGGCTGGAGAACTTCACCACGTCCATGTGCGACGTGAAGGTCGCGCCGGATGAGCTGTCGTTGCGGCAAAACCACTCTTCTTCCCCGTTGCCAAGCGGGCCGAAGTCGCCTTGGCCCACGATGAGGGTGTTACCCCTGGAGAGGGTGCGGTGGTCGCCGTTTGGTGGGCGAACCCGGAAGAAGTGGAGGGCGCCATCGGTCCCCGCCGCGCGAGTCTCGACCGTGACGCTGTTGTCGGCGTAAACAGAGGGGATGCCATTCGATACCGAATGGTCATCGAATATGGTCAGCTCACAGTCTCCTCCGTCGGCCAGAGCGTGAATTGTGTTGTTGGCGATTACCGCTACGGACCCGGGTGTGCTCTGGCCATGATTCTGGAGCACGGTCGTGCCGTAGCCCGCGTCGCTCTCCTGCGTCATTGTGATCGTGTTGTCCGCGAACAAGAAGTGCGAGCTGGTGCTTCGGGAGATCAGCGTGCATTCACCGCTGCCGGTTTTTACGGTCGTAAAGGTGCAGCCTCGGATGATATGCGCCGAGGCCGCCCCGACCATCCTCACGAGCTGGTTGGTTGATGTCCCTTCGGCGTAGAAGTGGCAGTTGATGATGTTGTGATCGCCTGAGTCCATTAGCAGCAGGCGGCTAGAGTTGGCCCCGTAAACGGTGCGGACACCCATGTTAAGCAGGTCCGAATTTGCGCTGGCGCCCCACTGGATCGCGTTGCCGCTGGTCACAGTCACCCGGCAGGTCCGGGGGTCGCGCCCTACCAGGTCTACGCCGTCTTTTAAGACCACGTTCTCAGCGTAGTCTCCAGGATGGACCAAGACGACCCACCTCTCTCCGGGGGCCACTGTGATCGAATCGATCGCCGCCTGGATGGAGGTAAATGGGCGCCCCGCCTTCGCCACCTCGACTGTGTAGGCGGGCGTGGTCGCGAGGAACTCCGCCTCCCCCCAGTTCCCGTCCAGGATTCCACCAGTGAGCGCATAGAGTTTCTCTATCCCGCCACCGGCGTCGAGCACTTTGACCAGCATGCCCTCCTTGCGGCGTGGCGCGGGAATGGCGTTGCGCTCGGCGATCGTGGCGACCGTCCTGTAGCCGCCATGATGATAAAGCTCCGACTGAGAGGCGTATGTGTCTGAGCTGTCGGTGGGGGCAATGAAGCCACCAACGCGCACTGATCCGGGAATAGCAGCCATGGAGTGACTCCTGCTGAGGATTGGCTAATTGACATGAGAGTAACAGAGGGTCGGGGAGGGCAAAAGAGCGAGGAGGGCAGATGCTACTCCAGTTTAGAGGCCGACCTCGATATCCATAGCGGCAGAGAGCTGGTTGACGCTGCGGTAGACGACATAGTCGTGAGCCACGCCTTCGGCGTTGGTCACGGAGATATTGCCGGCGCCGTGGAGCTGGAAGGGCACATTCATTCCGGTCTGAGTGTCCTTAAACGTCGTCGGCGCCGTGGAGCCGAGCGGGTAGGCGATGTACTTATACTCGCCGGACGCGGCGGCGAAGTTATAGGTGCGCGCCACCGTGTCGGTCAGGTCGGCGTAGTTCCAGAGACCCTTGATGCCCGCCTCGTTCAGCGTGGAGGCGGAGTCGGTGCCGGCGTAGTAGCGCCACAGCCAGTCGTAGGTCAGCGTGGAGCTGAACGTGTTGGGGCCGTCGGGGTCGGTGTCCGTGGCTGAGACCACAAAGTTATGGCTGTGAGGGACATTGTAGGTCAGGGCGGCTTGCGTGGAGACGTACGGAGTGGCCGCGGGATCCAGGCCGCTGGCGACCGCCAGCGGCGTGGTCGTGTCGTCCAGGTCGACCGAGAGGGCGGCTACCTTGGAGACGCTGTCGATCGCCCATGAGTAGGTCGGGTTGGCGGCGAGGGTAGCGCCGACCTCGACGGGGTCGCCGGCGCTCACGGGCCAGCTGACCCCGCCGTCCTGAATGTCGAAGCTGGTGAACGTGGGCGCCACGTAGGGGTAGAGGATCGTGTCGAGCAGCGTGCTCAGGGGTACGGCGGCGAAGGTGTCGCCTACGTCAATGCCACCGTGGGCCACCTCAATCGCGCTGGCGTTGGTGTACGTCTCGCCGCCGCTGAACGACTGGACCGCCCAGTTGGCGTCGAGAATGCCGCCCGTCAGCGTCCAGATGTCGCCGGTGTCGACCTGCTTGACGAGCATGCCCTCTTTGCGGCGGCCAGGAGTGATGGCGAGGCGCTCTGCAGCGTCGGCCACAGAGCGATAGCCACCGAGGTTGTAGACCTCGGACTGGGCTGCATAAGTATCTGCGGTATCTGTGGGGGCGATAAAGCCGCCGACGCGTACTGAACCTGTAATGGCCGCCATGGTCTTCTCCTGATCTGGACTGGATTGTCCTTTTGGGGAGAATAGCAGAGCCAGGGCGACTAGAGGAGAGAGAAGTTAGACGGTGACGACAATATCCATCGCGGCGGCCATCTGGTTGGTGCTGCGGTAGACCTTGTAGTCCTCGTCCTCCCCGTTGGAGTTGGTGACGGCGGACTCTGTCACCGGGGCCTCGAACGGGATATTGAGGCCGGTCGCGTCATCCTTGAATGACGTCGGCTGGGCCTGAGAGGCTGGGACGCAGATGTACTTGTACTCGCCTGGGCTCGTGGCGGGGAACGAGTAGGTCCGGGCCGCGTCGGTGGCCGGCTCGTTGAAGACCGAGAAGAGGATCATCTGCGCGCCGGTCACCGATGTCGCGACGCTGTTGTCGGCGTACACGCTCCACTCCCACTGGTAGGAGACCGTCAGGTCGACGGCCTCTCCGCCGTCCGGGTTCATGTCTGTCCCGCTGATCTTGAATCGGTGCGCGCCAGGAGCCAAGAACTTCACGGCCGCCCCGTTCGTGGCCGCCTCCGTCCCATCCGCCACCGTCTTGTCTGCAAAGGTGTAGACCAGCGGGGTGTCGAGGCTCTCGATGCTGTCGAAGCTTGAGCTGACGAAGTCCGCCGCCGCCCCGGTGAAGCTCCAGCTGAACGTGGGCGTGGCCGGGATGGCCTCGCCCACCTCGAGCAGGACGCTCGGGTCTCTTGCGTCCACCATGAGCGCCGTGAACGTCGGGGCGATATACGGATAGAGGATCGCGTCGAACATATCCGAGACAGGCGTGGCGGCAAAGGTGTCGCCCACCCCGACGCCCCCGTGCGCGACCTGGACGGGAGTGGCGTTGGTGTACGTGCCGCCGCCGCCCATCGGCTGGACCGCCCAGTTGGCATCCAGGATGCCCCCAGTGAGCGTCCAGAACGCGCCGGTGTCGATCTGCTTCACGAGCATCCCGAGCTTGCGGCGGTCTGCGGTGATGGCGAGGCGGGCTGCGGTGTCTGCCACCGACCTGTATCCGCCTCTGTTCCAGAATTCGTCTTGAGTTGCGTATGAGTCCGTGTCGTCTGAGGGGGCGATAAACCCGCCCATTCGTACCGATCCAGGTATGGCTGCCATCTCTTGAGCTCCTTATTCCTTAGGACACGTCGATTGTTACGACGCCGCCCATCTGGTTCCATGTGCGATGCACATTGTAGAGAGTTGCCGCGCCAAATGCGTTTGTCACCATGACCGTGTAGACGGCATCCATCGGGACATTGAAGCCCGTGTCGTGGTCATCGAAGTTGGTGGCGGTTCCCAGCGCGGCCGGATAGGCGATGTATTTGTACTCTGATGCGGCGGCCACAAAGGCGTAGCTTCCGACGAAGGTATCGCTCAGCTCGCTTGCCCGCAGACCCTCGATGTCCGCCTCAGTGATTGGGCCGGCGGGCCCGAACTCGCCATAGAATCTCTTGTATTGCCACTCCACTTCGTACTGCCTCGAGAACGCGACCGTGGTGGTCGACTGTCCGGTGATGCTGAAGAGATAAGATCCCGGAGCGTTTAGCGTATACACGGGCGTCGCGATCGCCTCGGTGTTGTCGTCCGCCAGCCCAGTAGCCAGGTCCACTGCGTCGGTTTCGTTCCTGATCACGAGGCTGTTTGGCTGGACGTTGGCGCTATCAGTGGTCGTCCAGACGAAAGTCCTGTTCGCGAGGATCGACGCCCCCACTTCAAGCGGAGAAGCCTGAGCCATGATGGAGAAGGCGGAGAATGTGGGCGCCCCGCTGGGATAAAGGATGCGATCAAACATCTGCTGCATCGTCTGAGATGTGAAGTTCTCTCCTGTCGCCACCCCGCCGTGCCCAACAGGCACGGGGGTCAGGTTGGTGTAGGTCGCCGCGGGGCCACCACCACCGCCCGTTGGGTTCAGGTCCTGCTTTAGATAGCCGCCAACTGACATGGGACGCTCCTTGCGTTTTCGATTAGGCAGCGACGTCGCCTGCCTTTCTCAGATTATAGGGCTTGGGCAGGAGAGTAGCAGGGAAGAGCTTAGGCAGAGGGTGAGATGGCGGAATAAGAGAGAGTCAGGGTCTCTCCCTTCTGGAGGACCTCTGACTCGTCAAGCTGAATGGTAAAGCTCTCCTTCGCCAGCTTGATGACTCGAATCGAAGGGACGGCCACCCCACGACGCTCCTCGCCGGCCTTGTGTCTGAGCACCGTCAGATCCAAATGGTAGAGATCATCTGGCATCGACGTCTCGAACTCCACTACGTAGAGGGCCTGCTTCCCTTTCTTCGCCTTTAGCAGCTCTCGCCCGACCCGCAGCTGGAAGGGGACCACGCTGGCGACTTTCTCTAGGGCCCCCCTCAGCCCATTGGCCATCTCGACCTTGACGCTGGACTCGAGGTCATGCAGGAGCGCGCGCACCTCTTCGCCGCTCGGGCCCATCTTGCCGACGAGCTTCTCGAGGTCTTCTACGCGGCGTTGGATAGAAAGTGGGCGGGGGGCGTCGGTGGGGAAGGGCATCTGTTGGCCTCCTTTAGTTGAGGCCCAATAGATAACAAAAAAGGCCCCCCGCCGACAGCGAGAAGCCCCTTTATTCGCTCGGGTGAGTCTGCGCCTGCTAGCTGCGAGCCTCGTTCCCGTCGATCTGGGTGTTGAACGAGATGGTCGCCTGCGCGGGCAGGAGGATCTCGTTGCTCGTCATGACGACGTTCTTGGCGATGGCGACGCCAAGGCCGCGATCACGGGGGCGGAACGCGTAGCGCTCCTTCATGCGGATCATCTTGACGTCACTGATTGGGTTGTCCCACTCCTTGACCATGAGGCCGTGCTCGTCGACGAAGAAGCCAAGTTGGTTAGAGTCGGCCATGATGATGTCGGTGGTGTTGTCTGCCTTGTTGAAGGGCATGAAGGGGCTGACCACGATGCGCATGGGCATGCCGTAGTAGTCAGGGATCTTCGGCGCACTGTTGAGCTGAGGGCTGAACTCCTCGGGGCCGCTGCCGTTGCCTGCTAGCTCGCCGCTGCCAGGGAAGGTCTTGCCGGACGCGCCGGTCTCGCCCAATCCGCCGTTGTAGGAGGGGAAGTTGAGCTTGGCGGGGTTGCCCGTCCACTGCTTGAGGAACTGGGAGCTCTGGTTCATCTGGGCGAAGTGGCGGAGCTGCGCATCCTGGACCCACATCAGCCAGGTGAGAGGGTGCATGATCATGATGTTGGGGATGAAGCCGTTGGCCATCACCGCCGTATACATCTCGAGCATGTTCTTCTGGACGAAGGCGCCGTTGTAGGCCCCGTCCAGGCCACGACCCGTAGTGGTGCCGTACTCAGAGCTAAGCGGCGTGGTGTTGTCATGCGTGACGGTCGCGCCCTCACCCATGACGGCGAAGGCCTGGGCCTCCTTGAACCGCGCCAGGGCGAAGCCCGCCTGGCGAATATACATGGAGATGATGTCGAACTGGGAGTCCCGGAGGGCCTCCTCAGTAGCGCGGATCGCGAGACCGTATTTGCCGGTCCCGGAGATCTTGGAGCCGCCGCCTACGGTGAGCTGGAACTCAGGATAGTTCTCTTCCTCGCCGACTCGGTAGTCGCCCCCGGCCGCGCCCATCACGGGTAGGTTGACGACCGACCCGGGCTGATAGGGGATGCGAGTCATCAGGTCGACGCCGACCAGCAGGGGCTCGACGGCCTCCGTGATGATGTTGTTGATGATCTTGGGGAGGAAGATCGGAGCCTCGTGCTGCGTGACGATATCGGCCATCTTGAGCCGCTCACCGTCGCGCGTAAGGCCGTTGTTCTTCCACGCGTGAGAGATATCCTCGAACTTGCGGCCTCTTGGGGCCGCGTCGTTGATGCCTCTAAAGTTCTCGAAGGTCATGTCTGAAGGACGAATGTTGGCCATGCTTGTCTCCTTAGCGCATCAATGGGCTGATCTTGACTTCGCCAAGCACGACGTCTCCGATCGCGCAGCCGGCGGTGTGCATCTGCCAGGGGAGGCCGCCAGTGGCGGTTCCTGGCATGGCGTCAATCGCGCCAAAGCCGGGAGCGAGAGAGCTGTCCCAGCGAGTCATGACGTTGCCGAGCAGCGCCTGGGGATAGGTTGTCACCACGTCGATGACCTGGCCGACAATGCGAGCCTTGGCGCGGATCATCTCGGTGCTGAGAGCGGCGCGGTTGTTGGGGATGACGGCTGTCGGGTCGAGGGCGCCCGCCAGCGTCGCCCCGGTGGCCGCCACGACGTCTGAGTTGCTGTCGTAGGTGACGTAGGCGCCGCGCACGAACTCCGCATAAGCAGAGGCGTCAGGGGCAATGGCGAGAGCCTGGCCCGTGACGATGGCCCCGGAGCGGTCGGCTCGGATGGGGTACATGAAGACGTCCTCCGCCACGAGGATCGTCGCCCGGTCTTGACCGAACTCCCAGTTGTAGTTGCGGAGCTGAGCGCCGTTGCGGACCGCCTTCTCGAAGAGGGTATCGGGGGTGTGATTCGCGGTGGCGTGAGCGACGATGCTGTCCTTGCTGTTGCGATACAGCATGTGACCAGCGCAGCCGATATGGTTGCCGATGGTCATCCAGGAGGCATAGTTGACGGTCACGAGGGGGGAATCCCAGGGAGTCGCTATGCCGGTGCCCGTATTGCAGAACATGCTCCACACGACGGGTTCGCCTACGCCCACCGGGAGGCCCACGGCGTTGACGACGTTGTTGTCAACGTCCACCTGGGTGTACTTGTCCAGCTCGTAGTTGTTGGCGGCCAGGGCCCCTAGGCTCGCTTCTGCAGCCGCGATAGCCACTGAAGGGGCCGCGCCCATGGTGGAGGCGATGGCGATGGCCATCGCCTCATGCTGAATCGCGAGGCCGGCCGGCACGATGTATCCAACCGAGTCCAGCGCGACCCACTTACCCGAGAGGATGACGTAGTGCTCGCCGTGACGCGTGTTCTCGTAGCCGAGATTGAGGTAGGGCGCCACGTTGGTGTTCAGATTGGGCTTCTCAGTGAAGCTCGCAATCCGCGGATTGGGCATGACCGTAGAGACGTCTGTTCTGTCGGTCTTGGAGGGGGCGTTGATCATAAGGATCTCTCCGGTTAACTAATGCTGAAGTCATGAGGAATGTAGCCCTGGCGACGCATATCTGCAAGATAGGCGTTGGCAATGGCTACGCTTCGGAGGCGCTTCTCGTAGTACGTGTCGATGATAAGAGAGTAGCCGCTCTCATCTTCAGTCTTGCCGTCTTTGATGCCGACCGATGGGGCACCAAGAGGGTCGGCCGCCTTGCCTGTGGGCTCTGAACCTTCGCTTGGGCGGCTGATTGAGGACAGGTCGGCGAGGGAGTCCCTCAGGGACTCCAGGGACCGACCCTTGAGCTTGACGAGCTGCGCCTGACGATCTTCGATCTTGACTCCGGCCTTCCCCTGAGCGTCGAGCAGACGCTCGGCTAGGCTCGCGGCGCGCTCGGCTCTCAGGTCGCTGATGAGCCCAGAGTTCTCGGACTCCAGCAGCTCTACCCGGCGAGCCAGGCGGGCGCGGTCTCTGGTCATCGAGTCGCGAGAGAGGGTCAGCTCAAGGACTGAATCCTTCGCCTTCGCCGCCGCGCCCTTCAGCCCGGTCGCCTCCTCGTTCGTTATGACGGTGAATCCGGCCGCTCTCAGCGCGGCCTTGTGGGCCTCGAGCTCGGCGTTCACATCGGCGTCAGGCTCGGGCTCAGGCTCGGGCTCGGGCTCGGGCTCAGGCGTGGGCTCGGGCTCAGGCGTGGGCTCAGCGTCGCCCATATCCTTAATTATCGCCTCCGTCTCAGCGATCAGCGCGGCGGCCGCACCCTGGGAGTCGTCAGAGACCGTCTTGAGCAGCGCCAGTACTGATTCCGCATGGGCCTTGTCGTGCACTGGCAGGCGACGACCCGCCGGGTCGAGGAACTGGTCCTCTCCCAGACTGGAGATCCCCTCCTCGGAGAGATGCTTGGTCTTGTCTTCTATGGCGTCTGCAATCTTCTCGTAAAGATCGCTTAGCGCCAGAAGCTCGGCGAGCGTCTTAAACAATGGAGTCTCCTCTTTGAACGCTGCGACAATATGATCCCGTATGGGAGCGCTGTCTAGTCGCTCGTCATAGTAGTCGAAAATACAGTCCGCTCCACAAGCTGTGTCGTCGTGCAGCGCGAAACCCCTGCCTCGCGCGTCGGCTTCGGCCCCCTCTTCGCCCCCAAGACTCACGATCATCGCATGCCCGGCGGCTGGGCTGTTTACAATGGAGCACTCGTCGTTGTCATACCCGTAGGGCACATGAATGACGCGCTTCCCGTCCACCATGTCTCCCTTCCAATGACTGCATTTGAAAGGGGTCCCTACGAGATCTGTTAAAGTGCCCTCTCGAGCGCAGGCCGAACAGTAGAGGGTGTCCGGATAAAAAGAGCTTGAGACCGTCAGATATCTCTTGTCTTCGATCCTCTCAATGGCGGCAGCGTCCGTGATACGCCAGACGGCCTGCGTTACGCCTACGCCACGAAACCCCTTCTTGCCACGAACCATGTCCGCCATGTCAGCGGCAGCAACGATCTGCGCGATGAGGCCCTTTTCTCCTTTTGCCTTCTTTGAGAGCACGTCCCTGAACTGGGCGACGCCAGGGACGCTCTTGATCGCGTCATCCCAGGTGTCGACGTACCTGACGCTCGAGATGCGGCCTACTGGGTCCGACCAGCTATCGTGATTCGTGAGGATCGGCTTGGCATAGGGCGAGGTCCAACTCTTCAGCCCCTTCTTCATCTCTGCCGGAAGATAGATGGCGTCATTGAGGGTAGGGAGGCCCGCGAAGGTCATGTCGACGAGGGGGTGCATCGCCTCGTCGCCCGCCGCGTCCTTGATCATCGCGGCCTTGTCACCTATGCGCTCAAGGCCAACCCTATAGTCTTCCACCAGGGCCTCGGTGACCGCCGCAAGGCGCCGCTTTTTGCTCATTGGCATCGGGAGATCCTTTTTCTAATCTGGTGTGTCATCATCATGAACCTTGAGGACGCGTCACGCTGGTCGGCCCCAGCCGCCACCCTCTTAGTAAACCACCCGAAGGCTTCGCGTAACAGCTCTCTGTCAGATTCGTCTTCGATTTCGGCGTCTAGGATAGCGTCTGCCTCGACAAGACCCCACAGCAGGGCGCCCGAACTGCCGCTGTCCGCAACCATTTCTACGAGGCGGCGGCCGAGGTCCTCCCCTCTGGAGGACGCCTTCTTTGTCGGCCCTGACGACTTGCCGAACTGGTTCTCGGGTTGCTGCTTGTTCTCTGCGGCCTTCATCTTCGCTTCTTCAACGGCCGCCGCCCTGGCCTGAGCGGTGTCCTTCTCTTGGGCCTTAGTCATCGCGTCGCGCCCAGAGGCGAGACGCGCTTCTGTTCGCGTGATGATGTTGCCGGCATAGAGCAGCATCAGGTGGTTCTCTTTCTTGATCTGCGCCTCGAGGTCGATCTCGTTCGGCTCTACTGTGACTACGTGCTCGTCTGCGAGGGGGTCAAACCTGAAGCCGCCCTCCAGCAGTAGCTCTCTGACCATCTCGAAGTTGACCATATCGAAGAACATCTTCTGGACGAACTTCACGTTGCCGATGGCGAGCTTGCTCATGTTCTCGGCGGTGGAGCGATTCGCTGTATTTCCGTCGCCGTAGTCGAGGGCGGAGAGCCCCGAGCCAGCGATGATCCTCTTCGTGTAGTGCTCTACGATGCTCTCTGTGCGAAGCGCCCTGCTTTCGGCTCCGAGGGCCTTCACGCTATGACGCCAAGGAATGACGAGCATGCCGTCTACCGGCATCTCCTTAAGCTTCACCTCCGCATCGTCGATCTCGTCGTGGCCGTCCCTGTAGACCTCTGCCGGGTGATTGTCTGTCCCCACGGTATAGACGAAGAGCGGGAAGACGTGCTGGTAGATCAGGTTCTCGTTGTGCTCCTCGATGCGGCGGAGGGCGGCCACGTCGTCGGCTACGGGGAACCATGGTGGCGTCGGGGCGATGAAGTGCGGGCGCTTGTTGAGAGAGAAGACCACCACGTCGCGCGGATCGAACTCCTTGGACCGCCCGTCGGGCATCCTGTGGGCCCACCTGACGACCTTGTTTCCTGCGCCGACCTTCACCATCATGTTGCCCGGTGAGGCCAGGAAGTACCCCGCCACAGGCTTCACGAGCGTCTTTCCATCCACCCTCAGTCGCCCGCCGGATGCGCTCAGACTGCGACTCTTGATGAGGAAGGCCATGTGATAGCGGAACATGGACCCGAGGACGCCAGCAAACAGGTCCGTGGTGGTCCTCTCTTGAGCAATCTCCAGCTGGCGAAATCGCTTCTTGATGTACTTGACCGTGGTCTTGTTTTGGCCGGAGAAGGACCATCCCTCCTTCACGGCGAGAGCCGTCTTCTTGAGGTTCGCCTGGAAGACGTAAGAGTCCACGTCCTCGATGGCGTCTAGCTCCTCGGTGTCGTACTCCAGTGGCCTGAATTCAGCGGCGACCTTTCTGCCGCGTCCATACAGCGGTGCGCCTGATATCAGCTGAAAAGTCTTGCTCTGCGGCAGGCCCCGGCTGACCAGGTCTTTCTGCATCAGCGCCTTCAGGGAGAACATCGCCGGCATGGCGGGCTTCTCCTCGGAGCGTGGCGGCGTGGAGGCTGCCTTCAGTGACACCTCTCTCCCATTAACGATCTCAGGCATCTGCGTCTCCCGGGGCAAGTTCAGGACACCTTAATGCCCCTGTTGGCTGCGAGTCCTCTTGGGCTTGATACTCGGACGGGTCGCTTTCTGCGACCGAGTCCGAGGTGGGGTCCTCATTCGACAGCGGCACCACAGAGGTGGTGACGCGCGGGGCCATGCCGTTGGCACCTGGAGTCGGAGGCACCTTCCGCTCCATCATGCCCAGGACCATCTGAGCCACGTCCTGATCACAGAGGCTACGGAGCTGCCCCGTTCTCTTGAGCTTCTCTAGGGCCTTGAGGATAGAGATGATCTCGATGAGCTTCTGGATGTTCTCCATGAAGGTCATCCTCTTGGTCCCTATGCCCCACTCTAGGCCGAGCATGCGGATCAGCGACTGCTGGAGGCGGGCGAGGTGGCCCTCGACGTAGTTGACCATCCCCTCTGACATATCCTTGAGGAAGTCACCTATGGCCTCGCCCGCCGCGTCTAGAGCCTTCCCGGGTGCCTCGCTGACGGTGCGCTGGATGCTGTCGACCTCCTTGTTGAAGGCCGCAGCGCCCTTCCTGAAGGACTCCGGGAAGACGTCGTGGTGATAGACGTCTATCCCTGGGCGGCGCGTCTTGCCCCTGTCGATGTTCGACCCGGGCGTCCTGTACTCATCGCTGAGACTGGAGACCCCGTCTTGGTCGCCTCGCGACATGGCGGCGATAGAGTCGTCCAGGGCCTTCATCTCGGCGTCTGTAGCAGCGCTGAGCTCGGCTTCTATGTCGTCCCACCTCTTCTTCTTCGCCGCCGTTGGGTCTGCGTCGTAGTCAGCCTCGGCCCTCTTCGCCTTCTCTCTCAGTTCGCCTACCGTCGTCGGCCCGCCTTCGGAGCCGACCTTGTAGACCGTCTTGGCGGCGTGGACCCCGTAGGTGTCGTATTTGAGGCCGGCGAGGTTGGTGATGTTAGCCTGGATGGCGTCGATGATGCAGGTGATCGGGGCGATCAAGGCCTTCCAGAAAGCCAGCAGCCAGGCGTCTATTCCGCTGATATAGGGCCGCAGGATCTGCCCTAGGATGTCGCTAATCCCCGTGGCAATATTGAAGTCCATGAGCAGGAACAGCGAAGTGATCCATGCCGCCAGCATCGCTATTAGCTTCAGGATGTCAGAAGGGCAAAGATCCTTGAACATCGCCAGGATGTTGCAGAGGTCAGCGATGGTCTTGCTGTTCTTGGGGCCAGAGAAGGCATCCAGCATGCGCTGGTACCACTCCCATCGCTGGTTCCAGTCTGCCGCCAGGAGATCTCTTAGCTTCTTCCATTCGAGCTTCGGGTCTGCGAACTTCTGCGTACAGAGGGGCACGCAGTCCGAGAAGTCCTTCAGCAGCCTCGTCCCCTTCTTGTTCTTCTGGTCCCTCCAGCTCAAGGCGAAGTATTCGTCGACCTCCGTATTAGAGAAGCCGAAGTGCGCGGTCCCTGACCCCAGCACCGAGCTGGGGTCGTTCAATCCCCCCTGCCTTACGGTGAGAGTGGGGTTGGCGTCGCCCTCGCTCCACATTCCCACCTCGAAAAAGTCTCTCTCGAGGCCGCTGGTGAGGTCGTACTTCTCGTCTAGCTCCCTGTCGATCTCCGCCCACTCCTCCTCTTCTGTGGTCTCTCCGCCTGGGTCTGGGATCTGATTCCCGCTGTCGTCTGTCAGGCCGAAGGTGGTGGTCGCATAGGGGGAGTCGTCGCTCTTGGTGCCTGGGCTCTTGGGTGATGCGTCACCCCTGGCGATGGCCTCCGCGCGCTTCCGGAAGGTCTCTATGGCGGCGATGTTGCGGCTGATGTCGCGGCTATACATCGCCTCGCCCGCGCGGATGGCCTGCGCTCCGTCCGCCGCCTCAGACGCCAGATGCTCCTCGTACGCCTCGATTATCAAGAATAGCGTCGAGCGTAGTCCTGCTGCGTGGGATTGGTTGATCATAGCAGCGTCGGGTCAATGGGCGGCATGGCGATGATGTCTCCGGCTACACGCGAGGCTACGACGGCGACCCCGGAGCCTGTCGGCTGCGGCACTCCCCCTGGGACGATGAGGCCCTTGCCCACCGCGCTCGTTGGCCCGAACGGGGCTGATGGCGTCAGCACTACGATGGGCGGCCCCGTCGCCGCGCCGGAGACTGGATGCGTGTGGATCTGAAGCTGGAGCTTGAGAGCGTCTAGCTCTGCCTGCACCGAGATGAAGGCGGCCTTGATATCGTCGGTGTGCGAGAAGTCGTCCGTCATTGCCGGGTAGAGCCGCAAATAGAGCTTCCTGAGATGCTCCTTCATCACGTCCCCAGGAGACCTGACGAGCATCTTCATGACCGAGTCAGAGATGGACACTGGCGTCCTCCGCTATGACCATGGCGATCTCTCGCTCCATCTCAAGGGCGGCGAGGTACATCTTGTAGGTGATCTTGTCGTTGACGCCCCGGAAGAAGGTGGCGATCGCCTCTGCTAGATCAGGCCTTTGCATGGGGTCGAAGGTAAACGTCAGGTGTTCTCCGACTCTCTCCTTCAGGGCCGTTAAGAGCCCCAAATATCTCTCCCCGAGCTCCCTGTATCCGCCAGCCAGGTCCGCCGGAGTTACGTCTTCGGCGAACTCTCTGGGGCGAGGCGCGTCATTGGTAGAGCGGCTCATGTTTCCGGCTTTCTTTGCTTTGCCGGAAGAGACGCTCATGCCCTCAGTCAGGGACTCTTTTATCTCTGCGCTGACCGAGCTGACGGTGGCCCTAGAGGCCACGTTCACCTCGAGCGCTATCAGTTTGCTAGACAATGTTCGACTCCGTGTAGTCGATCTCGATCGAGAAAAGAGCCGCACCGATCGGCGCGCCCTTTATTAGCTCAACGCTGACCCAGAACGGATAGTAGTTGGTATCAGGGGCCCCCAACGCCCCGAGGTCGGGCATCTGGCGATTCCTTGGCTGCCCCGCCGCTACCGGAGAGGTGATGGTCGAGGCCGAATTGTCGTTGGCCGAGCCCCAGTCGCTCTCAGAGGGTCGGCGCTGCCCCGACAGCAGCTTTATGACAAAGGGGGCACCGACGATGTCTGCCCCGATTACGGTCGTCGGCTTCAGCGTGATGTCGTGATAGAAGCGAGCCACATCATCGTTGCGCAAGAACAGCTTTGTCTGCGACCGGCCGCCGCCTGGGGCCAAGAAGGCCTTGATCGGGTTGACGAGGGCGCTCATGGTCGCCTTTTCCATAGCCATCGTCTCGGGGTTCATGGAGTAGATATCGATGGCCATGGAGGTCACCTCCTCTTGCGTGGGATTGAGCGGCTTACGGGGGCGCGGCCTCTGGCCCCTGACATCCCCCTGGTTCGCTGCGACTTTAACGTGCTCCGCCGTGTCTTACTAGACTGTCGTGTCTTGTTCGTTCTGGCCGCCGCTTCGTCTACCGGTATGAACCCCTGGGCGCCAAGCCCCTTGGTCTCCTGCCTATCCTCAAGCCTGAGCCTCTCCTTCGCCGTAGACGCCACCGACGTTATCTGGTTAGGCGACCTACGCTCCAACCCAGAAGGCGTGTTCATGAACTTGACCTTCTTGACGTAGGTTGGATTGCCCATAGAAGAGAACTTCATGGTGAACGCAAACAAGGCCAGCACCATGGCGTCGAGCTTGTGGTCCTTCACCGCCTTGCTGACCGTCGTGTAGCTGATGCGGTCGCCCGATGTGGATTTGACTACATAGCCTCGGAGTTGGCGCTCGAGCTCCTTGTCTGTCTTAGGGATGCGCAGCGCCCCTGCCTCCAGGAACCGCACGGCGTTATCCACCATCGCTGGCTTCGCCCAAACCTTCTGGACAGTGCCGTCGACTGGATGTCTGACCTCAATCTTGGAGCCCGAGTCTACGGCGCGCAGCGCCGACCTGAGCCTCGCCGCCTCGGTGCCGGCAGGGGCCTTGCTGCTGTGGTCTTCCAGCAGCTCTATCTGGGCGAAGCCGGCGCCTTTGTCTACGTAGAGGCTGTCCGGAGCCCAGTGCTCAAACATCTTCACCAGCTCAGCCAACGTATGCAGCTGTGTGTATTCGACGCGCGGGGCGGAGTAGGTGTCGACGATGTAGTGGAGTGGCGTTGTGGCGTTCTTATTGAGGCCAATCACGCAGACCTCGGTGCCGTTGACCGGGTTCCAGTCCACGCCCATCATGTAGATCCAGCCCTTTTGCGGCTTGACGCGGCCGTACCGGTGCTCCCCGGTCATCGCTATTTCTATGTCGGAGGGCTTGAAGACGCCAAGGTCGGTCTCACCATACTGGGCGCAGTTGAACGTCCTTATCCCGCTGAGGAGAAGGTATGAGTGGTCGGCCGTATCAACGGTTATGTTGTACGTCTTTCTGCCGTCGACCCTTTTTCTTGCGTCTATCTTCAGCGCCAAGCCACCGTCGCTGGTCGATCTTGACTCAAGCCAATCCTCAAACCCCTCCACCGGGAGGTCAACGAGCCTCTTGGAGACTCGTCCATACTTTGCTGTGCAGACCTGCCTGTACGTCAGCTCTGTGGCGGCCACGGCCGCTATATTGCCTTCCGCGTCGGCCACAGACCTTGCCTTTGCGAAGGGCTTCTTCTTCTCGAGGTGATGCAGTAAGACCTTGGTGTATGTGACCCACTTCCAGGCTAAGTTGGACTTTCGTTCTGCGTATCTATACCCGACGTTGGAAAAGAACCTCTGAGAGTTCTCTATGTCATTGTGGACATAGAGAATGTAGACCGTGTTCCGCCCTACTACCGAGCTCTTTACGACTGACGACACGCCGAGGTCCCTCAGCAGCCCTTTGAGCTCCCTGAAGAATCCGCTCCCATTTATCCCGACGCGCTTGCACATCGACAGGGCTACCGTCTTTGCTCGCCTAGTCCCCCTGTCGCCCACTCTTGGGGTCGAGCCCTTGGCTCCAAATAATGCAGCGACAAACTCCCTCTTCACCGCGAGGGTCCCGTTCGTTACAAACGACGGGACTGAGAATCTCTGCTCTACCTTCTTGCCTCGCGCAACACCAAGCTCTATCAGCTCTTTTGCGATCCTAGTCGAGACCTGCACCGTGAACCTGTCCCCACCTACCTTCGCTAAGCTGCTCTCGCCCGGCGTCACCCGGTCATGTCTGACTGATCCTCGAAAAGACGGCCATAGCCTCTGTACGTCGAGCCGCAGCCGCTCCATGTCTTCGCCGGTGCCACTATCGAAGACAGCAAAAAACCTGACTGGATGCGAGTAGCCGCCCCCTAAGTTGT